CCCAAATCACGCGAATACATGCAACACGCGATTGATACCATTAAAAACGATTGGGGGATGCGCCGCCATTGGCCAAAACCCCGTTAAAATTGTGCGTGCAATTCATCCACCGCCGGCCGGCTAGGATAAAGGGGCCGGGGCGCGTATTGAAAACAACAAAACCCGATATTGATAATTTGATCAAAATGGTGATGGATGCAATTAGTAAATCGGGCGTATGGGTTGACGATAATTTGGTGGTTGAGATACAAGCCACGGATTATTACGCCAACGCATACGAGCCACCGCACACCATGTACACAATTTACAACCATCAACCCGAGATACAATAACATTACAGGGTTGTATATTCCATCCGAGGCAAATAATGGAAATTACAACATTTACACACATGTTAAACACGCGGGGCCAACGGCAAATATGCAGCGATTCACAATTGGCCCGTGCGTTAACAACCCCCGTTGCCAGTGGGCAACAAAAACAACACATCCCGATGTGGTCACCAACCACGTTTAACGGTACCCGATCCAAGGCAAACGCCGTTGCCATTAACTGTTTGGTGTACGATATGGATGATGGATTAACCGCATTTGATACGTGGCGGTTATTTGGTGATTGGGCTGTTATAGCTCACACATCATTTAGCCATAAACCGCATTGGCACAAATACCGCGTTATTTTACCGTTGGCCAATCCAATACCGGCCACCGATTGGGATCGCGCGGCCACCGCCGCCAATGAGCTGTGGATCGATGTGGTTGGCCGTGGTATGCCCGATCAATCCGCAATCAATGATGCGGCGCGCGGTTATTACCGTTACACCATACCCGAGGCAACACGCACGGCAAAACATCCAATGCACACCGCGCATTACCACCAAACGGCGGTGCATTTGGGTGTGCCATATCTCGATTTGGATTACAGCCACGTACCGGTGCCAAAACGATTTGTGCGCCCCAAACCGATGCAAACCACGTTGCGAGGTACGGAAACAAAAACGGTTCGCATGGCGATGTTGGATCCCGGTGTGCGGTTAGCTGTTGCAAATCAAATTGGGGCCACGGTTAACGGTAACAATGTACGCAACATCACGTGCCCAAATTGCGCCCATAACGAGGTGTATTACACAATCGATCCGGAAACAATCGGCGGCGTTGTTTGGCCCCGTTGTAACCGGCAAAACAAATGCGGGTGGTTTGGCACCCTCGAGGATCTGTTAAAATGAATCAAAATATCAAATATTCAACATTGGGCAATGCAGTTATAAACGCCGCCAATGCCAATGGTAAAACGGTGGCCCAAATCGCGCAATATTGCGATGTACAACCCGCCACGGTGCGCCGGTGGTTGCAACACACGCACACAATGCCATTTTACCGTATTTACGAGCTCACGGCGGCCATTGCCAAGGATCCCGATCAATATGAGCGTTTGATCATGGATTTGATACGGGCGCATTACGATTACGAATTTCACAAACGCAAAACGAGGGTAACAAAATGATTAATTTACATTTGGGTGATAGCTTGGCGGCAATGCGGGCCATGGATGATAACACGTATGATTTGGCGATAGTGGATCCGCCATACGGATTAGGCAACAAAACATACGGTGGTAAAGATCCCAAAAAAACCAGAAATAGCCAAACAAAATTTGCAGCTCATGATTGGGATAATGAGATCCCGCCACCGGAATATTTTGATCAATTGCGGCGCATATCTCGTAACCAAATCATTTGGGGCGGTAATTATTTCCCTGTTAATTGTTACAGGTGCTTTATTGTTTGGGATAAAATGACGTACGTACCAACCATGAGCCAAGTAGAATTAGCGGTAACCAGTTTTAACAGCCCGGCGCGATATGTAAAAATAAACAGTACCGATCCCAACCGGATGCACCCAACACAAAAACCGGTGGCGTTGTACCAATGGATATTGGATAACTATGCAAACGAGGGCGATCGCATCATTGATACGCATTTGGGATCGGGATCCATTGCCATCGCATGTTACAACAGCGGTTACGCCTTGGATGCGTGGGAAATAGATCCCGAATACCACGCAAACGCCGTTGCCAGATATCAGGCACACACGCGCCAATTAAAATTGTTTTAAGGAGGTAACACAATGATTAATTTACATTTGGGTGATAGCTTGGACGCCATGCGGGCCATGGATGATAACGCGTATGATTTGGCAATTGTGGATCCGCCGTACGGGATGGATAAACAATCATGGTTGGGCGGTGGTTTAAACGGCGGTGGGCAATATGGCGACCGCGCATTTTTTGCCCACCATGGTAAAGCGGATGCGTGGGATAACGCACCCACCCCGGAATATTTTGATCAATTGCGGCGTGTATCGCGTAACCAGATCATTTGGGGCGGTAACTATTTCCCGAGTATTTGGGCGCACGGTGGCCGTTGCGTTATTGCGTGGGATAAATGCCAACCGTGGCCCAATTTCTCACAAATTGAGCTCGCTTGGACATCATACAACAAACCGGCCAAATTGTTTAAATTTGATAATCGTACCAAGGGCAAGATCCACCCAACACAAAAACCGGTGCAGCTGTACCAATGGTTATTGGATACGTTTGCAAACGAGGGGGATCGCATCATTGATACGCATTTGGGATCGGGATCTATCGCCATTGCATGTTACAATGCCGGTTACGCCTTGGATGCGTGGGAAATAGATCCCGAGTATCACGCAAACGCCGTTGCCAGATATACAGCTCACGCGCGCCAATTGAAATTATTTTAAACAAAATGCGTTTTTTACTTGCATACATATGTACACACATGGTATATATAAGTATACCCAATGAGGGGTACCAAACAACCGAGGCAAAAAATGGAAACAATCACTTTTACACACAATGGCAAAACAATACCGGCAACATTGCAATTAGAACCAACAATTACTGGTTACAACGTACGGATTACGTTGCGCAATGGTTTAACCGCATCGGTGTGTGCCGTGCAACGCAAATGGCATTTTGAGTACAACGGCCATAAATTTCCACCGTTTGCTAATGAAGAACTTAACCAAAAAATGTTGGCCTTTAAACGCCGCAACAAATAACAACCAACGGGCCCCGCGGGGCCCATTAACCAACCATACGAGGCAAACGATGGTACAAACCAAAATACAACCAACCGCACAACGTTTTGCGTTGTTTATGTGGGTTGCGGGGCAATGGGCGTATGTAAACACATATGCAACATTGCAAGCGGCCACCAAACACGCAAACCAAGTAAAAACCAACCGGCGCATGTATAACCAGCTACGCAACCGGGCATTGCATCGGATAAAATACCCAATCGTTGGGGGTGCATAATGCAACGAATCATAATCAACCGGCCGTTAACACAACAACACATGGCAATATTGTTTGCGGTGATCTCCAAAACCACGGCGCACGATCACCGGTATGTGTTCACCAACGTTATTTGCGAGGGTGGCACCGAAACATTGATAATTTACCACCATCACATAATCGGGTGGGCAATTCAGGAGCTGGCACAATGACGTTTTACGAGTGGTTAAATACCAAATTACAGAATTTAGAATTGACCCGTACAGCGTTTGCACAAATTGCGGGCGTTGGGTATCAAACGTTACACCCGTGGCGGTTAACGCAATTCGATCCAAACATGTTAACATTTTTGCGTATTTGCAATGCCATTGCAACGCTAACAAATCAACCATTACAGGCCGTTATAACCGAGGCCATACCGTACACAATTGCACACAATAAGGTAGTATCATGAGCAAAATATTAACCATTGCCGAATCGTTGGGCCATAAAATCGATCGTTCACATTGCCCCGCATCGGGCCATTTGGACACGTGGCACAAACTAACAAAAAACCCCGCAAAATTCGATGCCGATGGCAACATAACCAAATTGCCCACCGCGATTTGTAGCCGCCACAATTTGGCGTTGATCCTCGAGGGGGATCCCAAATATGAAACATTGCAATATTGCGTGCAATCCGATCGTGTGTTGTATCACGGGGCCATGTTAGAACCGTGCGACATTGAGCAAATAGCGTTGGATCTCGAGCGTGATTACAGATTGAAAACCAAAGACACATTTTTGGTTGGGTGCATAATCCGCGTTGCCAACCAAAACCGTGTTGAGCCCATCCGCGCATGGTTGGAATCATTGCCGGCGTGGGATCCCGATGTGGATACACCACGCATTGCCGGTATGTTTGATCAACGTTGGGGGGTTGAGGTGCCAAACGGTACACAACCGTTTTACGATATGTTGGCCGTACGGTTTATGGTATCGTTGGTTGCCCGAATCATGGATCCCGGTTGCGATGTACACACGGTGTTAACGTTGGTTGGCCCAAAAGGGATGGGTAAAAGCCGCGTATTACGCGCATTGGCGGGGCAAAAATGGTTTAGTGATAGCAATATCAACATTACCAATAAAAGCGCATACGAGTTAATCCACCAATCGTTGGTGTGGGTGTGGGAGCTGGCCGAAATGCACGCGCTGCACGGCCGATCGGCAAACAATGCCAAAATGTTTTTAACATCCCCCGCGGATCGTTACCGGCCAACATGGGGTAAAACCCCCGTATTGCGCAAACGGCGTACGGTGTTTGTTGCAACCACCAACGATATGCAATTTTTAACGGATGGCCCCGAGCGGCGTTTTTGGCCGTTGCAAATCGTGCGCCCTGTTGATGTTGATTGGGTGGCAACAAATCGTGTTGATCTATTTCGTGAGGCGTTGCACGAATACAATAACGGTATGCAATGGCATCTAACACCAAACGAGGCCGCCGAATTGGAGCGCATCCAACACGCATACATTGTTGCCGATCCATGGGCCGTAACCGCACAAAAGGTATTGCAAGCGGCAAACGGGCCACATGCAAACCCCGAAATGCCGGCAACCACCGATGCAATATTGGATGCGTTGGATGTACCGATGGGCCAACGGCATGTGGGATTATCGCGCCGGATCTCGCAAATATGCCGTGATCTCGGTTACCGTACCAAACAAACCAAAACGGGGCGGGTGTGGGTCAATGATTAAAATAGGTTCATTATTTGCCGGCATTGGCGGGTTTGAGCTCGGTTTGGAGCGCGCATTTGGTGATGCCACAACGGTTTGGCAAGTAGAACAAAATGCGTTTTGCCAAACCATATTGGCCAAACATTGGCCCAATGCAACAATACACAACGATGTGCGCGAAGTGGGCGCACACAATTTACAACCGGTGGACGTTATATGTGGTGGATTTCCATGCCAAGATATCAGCACCGCCGGCAAACAACGGGGGATTATTAAAGATGAAACAAGATCGGGTTTATGGTGGGAAATGTGGCGAATCATTAGCGAGCTACGACCACGAATTGCAATATTGGAAAACGTGCCAAACATTGTTGCCATGGGGGGATCCGAGGTGGTCGGATCCCTTGCCACCCTCGGGTATTGTGTTGAATGGGGTATTATATCAGCTGCACAATGCGGCGCACCCCACCAACGCCGGCGGTGGTTTTGCGTTGCATATACCCCCGGACAGCCAAACCCAACACGGGTTATTGCCAACGCCAACGGCCACGGGATGCGAACACAAAACCCAATACAAACAGGGCGGCCGCCCGTTAATGTACATGATACAACGGGGGATGTTGCCAACACCGGTTGCACATTTGGCAAAAGAGACCGGCGCACCCTCCGAACACCGGCGAAATTCAAAAACATTAAGCGCAATGATGGATGTAAAACATACTGGCAACAATCCCAACCGCCTAAACCCACAATTTGTACAATGGATGATGGGATTCCCGGAGGGGTGGATCGATCCCAATGGCGAGCCATGCGACGAATTGAAAAAGAACAATTAAAGGCGTTGGGCAATGCGATCGTGCCTCAGTGTTCACAATGGATCGGCCAACGTATTGTGCAAGCTGGTTTGTTGGATGATTTGATAACATAACGGCCGGCACATAATACGTTGCATATTTTGGCTATATTGTACCCACCAACACACAACACGGGGGTATGGTATGGCCAAATTGGTTTTTATAGATACGGAAACAACAGGGCTCGATAACAGCCGCCACGAAATAATTGAAATCGCGGCGTTGATTGTATTGGATGATGGCACCAAACAATTTTGGCATAAACGCATTGCGCCGGCACACATCGCCACGGCGGATCCGGTGGCATTGGAGATCAACGGATATACACCGAGTGATTGGGCCAACGCGCCCGAATTTAAAGATATTGCGGATGTATTCGGCATTATGTTGGATGGGTGCGTGGTGGTTGGCCATAACGTGGCATTTGATATTGGCTTTATAAACAAGGCGTTTAAGCGATGCGGGCACCGCATACCACGTTTGCGTGGCATTGATACCATTACCCTCGTACATGAACATTTAACGCCGATTGGTTGCCCCGATTTATCAATGGATACGGTGCGGGCGTTTTTGGGATGGGTACGGCCAACAGCTCACACGGCCGCCACGGATGTTTACGATTGTTATGATTTGTACATGTTATTGGCGCGGGCCTCGGTATGGCTACGTTTTAAATTGTTTGTGGGCCACATGTACCGGCTATGGCGAGATCGGAAACAATCAACAGGTAAAAACACTTAAAAACACTTAAAAACAGATAGCCGATCCGGCTATGATATCGGCGGTGCGCGCTTTATAGTTATATTATTCTATAATCAACACTTAAATTACAATTTTATTTTGAAATATATATATCTATAAATAACAAAGATCAAACACCAAAAACGGCCCAACATGGTACACATGCGGGCCGTTGGATATCATAGGCAAAAACGTACCTGTTTTTAAGTGTTTTTACCCGATTCTATCTGTTTTGCCATGCGTTTAACCCAACGTTGGGCCGGCGTACCACCCCAAAGGGCCCACGCGATCGCGGCTTTACTGGAGGGATCGCGGCGTTTACTGGCATTGGCGGCACCGTGGCGTGCAAACCATGCGGCCATTAACAATATTTGATCATCATCCACACGGCCGGATGCCAACCGCCGCGCCGTTAACATACCCGTACCGGGTACACGTTTACCGCCATCCTCTTTATATGCAGCTCGTTTTGATTGTGGTAACGATCTATTGTATTCCAACGCACGATCGGCAATCGTACGTATGTTGCGTGGTACCTGATATTGTGGCATAACCCCCCCGTTGTGGTATATTGTATACATGATTATAACCCAAACGTGGCGGTATCATGAATTTGAAAGAGTACGCAATATCACGCAAAATTGTTATATTGATGCGCGAGGGATACCCCCAACGCCAAGCCACGGCGATCGCGTATCGGATGTGGCGGGATGGTGAGTTAAAGCCACCAACACCAAACCAACGCAAACGCAAACGCGAGGATCGCAAACGCCGTTGGCAACGCGAGCGCAACAAAACCCGAGGCCGTTATAATGATTAGGGTACAACACATCATTGCCCCGTATGAATCTAACAAAATCTATTGGGCAAAACGCGTTGCGGTTATGCACAAATATTTGGTGGATGGTATCCAATTGGATCCGGTGTTTGTATCATCCATCCATTGCAACATAACAAGCGGCATGTATGGAATACCCGAAAGATCATTAGAGTACAACCGCGGCCAACAATCTATAATGGCGGCCGTTGCATATTTTGCCACCGATCCCAATAATGAATTGTACGTATTGTTAAATGATGATGGCGAACCGGCACCCGAGGTTGCCGCACAGGCGCGCACATGGCAAACGGTACGCGCCGAAATGGGCCACGATCTCAATATATTTGTGGGTACGTGGGATCAATGGTTAGATCGGTTCATATGACACCCCAACACACCCCCAAACACACCCCCCAACACCATGTGCGCGGGCCATAGGGGGGGGGCACTGCATGAAC